TCATGTTGCCATCTGATAGCACACCATCGAAAACCATCAACAATTTGTTTGCAAGGTCCTAATTTTTGTAATCTTTTAACTTCTTTATTAGAGATATTATCCCACCACTGATCTGCCTGTTGAAAAACTATAACACGATGTCCTCTAAAAAGCAAACTTTCGATCATCGATAACATTCTATATTGAAGATCCTCTAAACGATCTATCAGTGTACCAAATTCATATCGCTCACGTATTTTTATCCATTCTTGTGTATGCTTTTCAGTCCAATTTTCTCGCCATCTGTTCTTGCCAAAATATTGATTCTGTGGATTGGTCCAGGCTCCTTCCCACACTTCCTGTTCTGTAGGATATATACCGTCGTCGTAACGACAAATAGGCAATTCTTCTCTGCTAATAAAAGTCATGCCTAATACATATAATGTTCTTTTAATTGTTTCATGACTGTGCTTAAGTGTTGATCGTATTATTCTATTATTTGCACTACCTGATATGGAAATATTACCCGGCGTTAAGTTAAATCTTTGAGCCAAGTCAGCATGGCCGTTACCTTCAACGTAAGTTTGCATATAACTGCAACCATTAGTAACCAATTCAGTAATCATTTGAGTGCGTCTTTTATTTCTTTATCAGTCCAACCAAGTTCTAAAGCATGTGCTTTAAGATCATCTTTAGTGTTTATTTCTACTAGCATGTCTAGTTCATCTTCTTTAGCACTTGGATACAATTGCTGTAAGAACTTACGTTCTTTTGTGCTACTTCTACCTTTTTTAGGAGCTTTAATCCAATAGTGATATGTATTGCCCATGCCTGGACTTACAGCACTTGCACACAACCATTGCAGTTTAGGATGCTTATTAATATTAAAGAAGTCTTTGTTTAATGTCTCATTGCATCTACGCAAATAGTATTCAGCAAGATCCTGATTACCACTTACATTAGCTGTGTACTTTAGTATCAAGTAAGGACTAAACTTCTTACGTTCTTCTTCTGTAAGATCGTCGTAAAAGTCTCTGACCTTGCCATCTACCATGGCCATTTCATTTTTAATTGATAACTTGTCTACCATATTTTGCTGTAGTTAACAACTTCACTTTGTCTGCTGATGTCTTTAACAAAGTATGCGCACAAACTCTTGTCGTTGTCACTTAAAGGTACTGTTAGCATTTGTCCTGGCTTTAATTTAGGGAAGTACCATTTAACGTCTTGGTATATGTCTACTACTTCAACTGGCTGAAACTCGGGTCTGTAACTGCTCAGAGGATTAAATGTAAACACACTAAAACCTCTATCGTTAATACTTGTAAGAGGAATAACTTCTAAGTCTCCTAAATCAGGCTCACCAATGAGTATCTGCCAGTCAACAGGCATCTTAACAATGTTCTCACCAATACGCAATACCAGTGCTGGACTATTAAATGACTCCATAAAAATTAATGGGATAAAAAAGTAGTCTGGATCTTTAGGATCCGAATTGTCCAATACACTAAAACGCAGATCACCTACGTCATCAGGTATTGCGTTCATTTCAAATGATGTATTATCTAGTGTTAATATTCTCATAAAGTTTGTCGTATGCCGCCTCAGTTATGTTGTAGTAGTATTCGCCTGTTTGGTAACTCCATTCGTCTTTAACAACATCACTGTGTAAAGGGATCTCTGTAAGTGTATACCATGACTTTTCCACTATTTTATTATTATACGCTTCTGTGTTAGAAAAGTAAACCTTAGGTACATCCGTCTTTGCCACTACCTTATGTACAAACTTATGATGTACATGTCCGTAGTCGCCGTCCTCAGCATGTGTTAGTACTAAGCCATGTCCTTGTGTTACTTGCCGTATATGTTTTTCAGCTTGTGTTTGGTCGAAACTTATACCACGTTCCATGTCTCGGTAATCATCAATGTAGCCTAAAAATCTAGTTTGTATGTTTCGTTGTTGCCAAAAGTTCTTTAATTCTATAGCCCTGTCGTCGTTGTCGCTGTATGTGAGATAGCAAATGTCAAAGTCAATAAACTTACTGTGTCGCTGTATAAATCCACCAGCCAGTATGATACAATCATCTGGATGTGCCACCATTACTAGACAGTTTAAGTCGTTAGTTTCTCGAACATCCATTTATTCTGTTGCTCACTAAAATATATTCTTAAATCGCACTCTGGCTTTTCCATTAACTTACAAACGTTTTGCCATATTGTATCCGACACCCACATACTTGCGTTTTGAAATGTTGCTGTCCACATCAAGTTAAAGAATAAAAATTCAAAACGTTCTTCTATTCCTCTCATAGTATTAAACTTATGCGCAGGAATAACTAGCTCAGGAACTTGAAAAGGGTTCATGTGGTCAACTACAATTGGGCGACTCTCCGATAGTTTCTTAAGACGCAGATCATCAAACTTAGGCAACTCAAAAAATAAGTTAGGTATAGTGTTTGCTGTTTCGCCTCGGGCCTCTAACTGCATTTCTTGATTAATTGCTTCTGCAAACTCGGGATGATTACTTTCGTTATAGTTGAACGCCATGCTTTCCTGCATACAAGTAGTCCATATAGGATGATTTTTATATATGTCTGCTCTAATATGAAACTTTTCAGGAATCATATACTCGCATCTAGTACGTGCATGGTCAGCCAACCTTAACCAGTTCTCATTAAAGATGTGAGCTCCAATAGTTTCACTCACTACAACATCTGAGTGTATATCAGTTTTAAGATAGTTTTCGTTAACAATAGTAACTTTGTCTTGATACCCTAGTTTCTCTATCATGCTTTTAAGAAACTGACAACGTTTGGGACTGGCTTCTACTGCTGTAACATGTTTCGCACCATGTTTAATTGCCAGTGCTGTCAAGTATCCTGTACCAGCACCAATGTCCACAACTGTTTTATCACGTGCTATAATTTGTAATGCGTGGTCATAGAATGCATTACGTCCGTTGTCGTTAAGCATGCCGATATTTGTGCCATCATCTTCGAACCAATTAATATTGTCGCCTTCATTGTTTTGATGATCTATGAATGACATTCAATAATTTCCTTATATCTTTTTGCTAGGTATGTTTGGCTTTCTACTGCACCATGATAACCTGGATCCTCACCTTCAAAGGGCCACTCGTTAGTTGCGTAAGCAGGAGTATCCTCATAGTCTAGTGTTAGACAATGGTCAGGTATAACATCTGGGAAGTGGTCTCTAACCATGTCGCTAGTCCAAATATTGCATGCTACTAATAAGAAAGGGATCTTGTGGTAGTGTAACTGCATGATGCCATCACGTATGATCCATCTGTCTTGATGTAGTTTCCAATTACTGTCGTACATAAAGTTAATGTATTGTTTAACAGCATTGCGTGTCATCTTATCTAGTTTCTGACTGCGATAAGGATGATTAAAGTTTTCCGCCAGTGTATATATTGTTTCGCTAATCAGCGTATAGTTGTTACTGCCGTAATTAATATTGTGTACGCCTAGGTCTTCTTGATATCCGTTTTTAATATCAATGTCTTGTAGGTGTTGTTGTATTAGTGGGTTCCAGCCATCTGTTGAATTGTTCCAATTAAAGGGAGCGGCAGTTGCAGGTATTTCCATTCTGTCATGAAACGTAGGTGCTATAACTGCAAAGTCTACCTCGTCCTTAATACACTGGTCTATCATTACACGTATGCCACCATTGCTTACACCTTGACGTGCATAATGTAATAGATCCCACCCTAGCATGTCTGCTAGTTGTTCTCCCCAACTCGTTCCTTTTAGTTTGGGGTCATTACTAGGCGCACTAAAACTACACCCACATACTGCTACTTTTTTCATTGCCATTTTATCTTCTCTATCTCAAATGGGTAATTGGCTTCTCGGTAAAATTGTTTACGTTTTGTTAAATGACGTTTGCTAAATTTACAAGTGGAAGTTACATCCCATATCTGCACGAAATCTTTGTCCTGTGCTTTACGTACACCTCTACCAATACTTTGAATTACTCTTACAAAACTTTTACCAGGTTCAATTAACACCAAGTTAAAGATACGTGGTATGTTGATACCAACTGCGGCTACGCCATATGTTGCCACAATAACCTTATCGCTAGACTCTGCAATTTCGTCGTAGTGTTCTTTACGATCAGTTGATTTAGTTGAACCTTGCACAAATACTGCATCTTTAATACGGCTTGTTAAATGTGTACCTGCTGATATTCTATCAACCAATACTAATGTGTTACCGCTAGTCTTAATGTTGCTAACTAGTCCGGCAATATAATCCATTCTATCTGCATTGTCCAACAAATACTTTTGTTCGCTCTGATAGTTTGAATATTCTGTATGCTCGACCAACTGTAATATATTTACATGGCAGTTAGCCAGCACTCCCTTATCTTGTAATTCACTTGCACTGATACGATTAATAACTTCGCCTAGACTGCAACGTAGACTCATAAACTCAAAGTCTTCTTTGGGTATCGTTCCTGTTAGGCCCCAACGTATTGGTATGTGACTCATCACACCTGTTAGTAGTGTCTTTAGTGCGTCTGCTTTTGCTTGGTGTACCTCATCCACCATAACACATACTACACCCTCTAAGAACTCTCCTATACCTATGTCTGCTTCTGAGTTCTTAGTTCGCTTTAATAAACTGTTTAGACTTTGCCATGTACAAATTGTATGTGTCTTGTCGTACTCTTTGCGATCGCCATAGAACACACCAACATCCATGCCCATGTTAACGTAGTCCTCTTCTGTTTGTGTTACTAGACTCTTATTAGGCACAATAACCACAGTGCGTCCATACTCTTGACACTTGTAACTTAGTGCGGCTGTCATAAGTGTTTTACCTGCACCTGTTGCGATCTCTTGTAGACATTGTGGGTTACGTAAAAAGTTATTGATAGTTTCTATCTGGTAGTCACGTAGTTTAATTGGTTCGCCTTCAGCTGGATGTCCTTTGGGCCACTTAGTATCACTAAAGGTGTCTTCAGTAACTTCATCAAAATCAAACGTAGTGTTGTACTCTCGTAAATCGTTCAGTTGTAAGTCATAACCTGCAGATTCTAGCTCAGGTATAATCTCTGGCAATAAGTTTACAAATGTGCTACCACCCAGCTGAAAGAAACTTACTTTGCCGTCCCATCGACCCAGCCTAACCGCAGGTGTGTACCGTGCATAAGGTATCTCAAACTTAAATTTGTTTACTAGATTCTTTCTAGTAGTTAGATCCAAACCTTCGATCTTTACGTTAACTTCGTCTCTGATATGTAATACGGCTGTTGTCATAATTTAGTACAATGATACACTATTTTGTCGGATTTTTCAAACATTTTCATACGAAGACTACCATAGTTAAAGTTTTGACAACTAATCATAAGAGGCACTCTATCATCTTGGAACATCTCTTTAGTTGCTGTATTATATATTCTTATTTTGGCTGTGTTTGGGTTGGCATTTTTATAAGGCCAGTCTTTGGGCAACGTTAAATTATGATGATATATAGGACCATACCTTTCGTAGAGTGTTAGATATCGCTCTCTTATATAACTAAAGTTTGTTTCTGCTGACCAATGACCTAAGGTATCGTATATTGTAATTGGAAATCTACCCACCAAGTCCGCATAGTCAAATATTTCCCAGAAGGTATATTGTGCAGGATCTAGGTAAGCATGTCTGTTCAGTAAACATTTAGCAACACCTTCTGAGTGTGCTTGCTTAATTTGTACTTCTACATTGTTATCCACTTCGTATCCACAAATGCCACTGTAGTCTACTAACTTAATTATGTCATTGCCTACGTTAGCGTTTATGTATTCTTTAAGCGAGTCCGATGCGTTTTGTATCGTATACTTGCCATTACGCTCAATTAATTTAATTCTAAACTGATCCCAGTTCTCGTTGGTAATCCTATCATATATTTCCAACAGTTTGGAATCAATTTCAAAGTCGTATTCTCTACCTAGATTAACTACAAATGTTACATAGGGCTCAGTAAGATCAAACACCCAAATCTTTTTGTTTTTGTCCCAATCAGCAGAACCTGCAATCTTTTCTCCCGAGCGTTTAATGCTAGATATTATCTTTATATCATATGGAAACTTAGCAACTATTTTATTATCCTCTAGAACAATACTACAGGTTCTATCTATCTCACGTATGGGAAACCTAAAACATCTTGTTGCCGAGTCTAACTGTTTGAAGTTATCTATACCTGCTCGCCTAAACTGTCTTGTATACTTTTCTATTAGTTTAACGCAGAGCTCTGCTTGT